CCTGAAGCTGCCTTACATTATCACGATCCTGAAGGAGACCAACAAGGTCCTCGCGGTGAGGCGGAATTACGAGGAAACTGACCCTCTACGGCGTCAGAACCAGTATTTTGTCCACTACAAGTTCCTTCCCGGCCTTGGTTTCTACGGCTTGGGCCTGACGCACATGATTGGTGGCCTTGCAAAGGCCTCCACGTCGCTTCTGAGGCAGCTTATCGACGCTGGAACGCTGTCTAACCTTCCCGGCGGCTTCAAGGCGAAGGGTGCTCGCATTGCGCAGGACGACTCGCCGATCCAACCCGGTGAGTTCAGGGATATCGACATCCCGAGCGGCGATTTGCGTGGCGCTCTGATGCCTCTGCCGTTCAAGGAGCCCTCTGCGACGCTCTATAATCTGCTTGGCACGCTTGTGGATGCTGGGCGGCGCTTTGCGGCCATGGCTGACATGAAGATCGGCGAGATGGGCGGCGAGACGCCTGTGGGCACGACCATGGCTATCATGGAGCGTGGCACGAAGGTGATGTCGGCCATCCACAAGCGCCTGCATTACTCGCAGAAGATCGAGTTCAAGCTGCTTGCCCGGATCTTCTCGAAGACGCTTGAGCCCTATCCCTACATGCCTTCGACGGAAGTGGGCCCGGAGATCAAGGCGTCCGACTTTGACGGCAGGGTTGATGTTCTCCCGGTCAGCGACCCGAACATCTTCTCGATGGCTCAACGGATCGCTCTGGCGCAGACGCAGTTGCAGCTTGTGCAGTCCAATCCGCAGATCCATGGGGGTCCGCAGGGCCTCTACATGGCCTACAGGAAGATGTACGAGGCTCTAGGCGTCAGCAACATCGACTCGATCCTGCCGCCCCCTCCGCGCCCGCAACCGATGAATGCGGCCAAGGAGAACCAGATGGCTCTTCAAGGCGGCATGCTTCAGGCGTTCCCGCAGCAAGACCATCAGGCGCACATGGCGGCACATTTGGCGATGATGTCCACGCCTGCCGCGCAGATCAACCCGGCTGTGGTCGCGTCCTTGCAGGGCCACATTCAGGAGCACATTGGGATGCTTGCCGAGGGCATCGCGCAACAGCAGGTTCTGTCGAAGTATCCGCCTGAGGTTGCTCAGAACCCGCAAGCCATGCCGATGATCCAAGCAGAGATTGAACGCGCTGCGGCACAGATCATTGCGCAGCTTACGGAGCAGTTCACGCAGTCCGTTACGCCTGCTCAGCAGCAAGATCCGCTTGTGATGATCCGTCAGCAGGAGCTTGCGATCAAGGAACAGCAGATCCAGCAAGATGCGCAGACAGAAGCGATGAAGATGGCCGCGAACGCGGACAAGGAGCGCAACAAGGTGCTCATTGCTCAGCAGCGCATTGACCAGCAGGATGAGGCGACGCAGGAAAGAGCTAGTGTCGCCCGTGAGCGCATTGACGCGCAGAGGGACATTGCGATGATGAACGCAAGGATGAGGGGGACACGCTGATGGTTTCATCTGTACGGGCGCAAATGATTGCCGCCATTCAACAGGAGAAAATGGAAAGAAATGCCGTTGAAGAGAGGATCAAGTCAGAAGACGATCAGCAGCAACATCAGCAAGCTGAAGTCGGAGGGGTATCCGCAGGAGCAGTCAGTAGCGATAGCTCTGTCGAAGGCGGGGAAGTCAAAGTCAGATCGCGCGGGCTCAAAGGCGAGTTCATCAGAGACGACCCGGCAACCCCCGAAAATGAAGCGTGGACGACCAAACCCGCAAAAGATAATGGGCGGCGGGATCGTAAAAAGGTTTAGTAAAATCGCCAAACCGCAAAGGTTTGAGGGCGTATTGTAAAACGCTCCATACCTTCTTGCATTCCCTGCAAGTTTGTATAGTTTGCTTGCGGGGGATGTATCATGGATGCCGTAAATCTTGCTCAACACTTGCTCAAGTCCTTGCGTGAGCGCAAGGAGCGCATGGGCGAAGCTCTTCTGAACGGGAGCATCGCGACCATGGATGAATATCGTTTCGTAGTTGGTCAAATACGCGGCATGACCTACGCGGAGGATGAAATACGGGCCGCGATGAAAGGCATGGAAGAGAACGATGACTAAGAAGCTCTTCGTTCCGGATCACGTTGCGCGGGAGATGGCAAAGCGTGAGGCAGGGGTAAGCAGGCCGTTAAATCTTGCCCTTGGCATTGAAGAAGAAGAAGAAAACAAGAATGAAAGCGACCCGTCCAAGTTCGATGGGTCGGTTATCGACCGCCTTCCGCAGCCTACGGGATACCGGCTGCTCATCATTCCGTACTATCCGCCAGAGAAGACCAAGGGGGGTGTTTATCTTCCTGACGCTACGCGCGAGCGAGAAGCCTTTGCGACTGTAGCAGCCTATGTCACCCGCCTTGGCCCTGATGCGTACACCGATCAGAAGAAGTTTCCATCTGGCCCATGGTGTAGGGAGAAATCGTGGATACTTATCGGAAGATATGCCGGAAATCGGTTCAAAGTTGATGGATTGGAGGTTAGAATCATAAATGATGATAACGTCATCGCAACAATCCTTGACCCGACCGACATTTCTTATGTATAACGTCAACCATGGAGATGAGCATGGCCACTGAAGCTCAAAAATACGAAGAAGAAGACGATACGCTCGTCGAGATCGACGCCAGCGATGAGGGCGCTGGTCCCAAGTCTGTTGTTGATGATTCTGACGATGATGGTTCGAGCGAAGTCTCGAATTACAGTGAAAGCGTCCAGAAGCGCATCAACAAGCTGACGCAGAAGCGTCGGCAGGCGATTGAAGAGGCACAGGCTGCGTATCAGTACGCTCAGCAGGTTGCCGCAGAGAATGAGGCGATCAAGCGCAAGCTGGCGCAACTCGATCAGGGCTATGTGACTGAGTATGAGACGCGCGTTACGTCTCAGGAGGCTCAAGCAAAGCGTGCCCTTCAGGAAGCCCATGAGGCTGGCGATTACCAGAAGGTAGCAGATGCTCAATCTGCGCTTGCACAGATTGCTATCGAGAAGGAGCGTGTGCGGCTCCAGAAGGCTCGCTCAGAGCAGGAGCGTTCGCAAGCCGAGGCTTATGCTCAGCAGCAGGTTCAGCGTCAGCAACAGCCGCAGCAACAGCCCCCTGCTGATCCGCGCCTTCAGAAATGGCTGTCCAAGAACACTTGGTTCAATCAGGATCGTGTGATGACTTCCGCAGCGAAGGCCATCCATGAAGATGTCGTTATGGAGGGGTTCGACCCCAACAGCGACGAGTACTATTCGGAAATCGACCGGAGACTGCGGAAAGAGATGCCGAATAGGTTTCAAGAGCAGCGAAAGCCTGCTGGTTACGTTGCTCCCGCGACCAATGGCCGAACAAATGTTCGCGCCAAAAAGCAACAGATCGAGCTTACACCGGGGCAAGTTGCGTTTGCCACCAAGATGAGGATTCCTCTTGAGAAGTACGCTCAGGAAGTTGCCAAAATCCAGAATAGGAAGGACTGAGATGGACCGGACACCACGCGAAGCTACTACGCGGGAGCGCCAAGAGCGCAAGATGGAATGGCGTCCCGGCTCTGCTCTGGAAGCACCTCCTGCTCCTGTCGGTTTCAAACATCGTTGGATTCGCGAATCGACGATGCAGTTCGACGACAGGACGAATGTTCACAAGAAGCGGCAAGAAGGTTGGGAACTGGTACGCGCAGAAGAATATCCCGACTATATCGGCCCTGTTGTGGATGAAGGACGCAACGCTGGCATCATCGGCGTAGGCGGTTTGGTTCTTGCACGGATGCCCGTGGAAATGATCGAGCAACGCAAGCGTCACTATGCCCGTGTCACTCAAAACCAGATGGACGCGGTCGATAATGACTGGATGCGGGACAACAACCCTCTCATGAAAAAGACAACCCAGCGCAAGTCGAGCGTCTCGTTTGGCTCGCGCCGACCTTCTGATGGAGAAACCTAATGGCTAACCAAGATGCTGCCTTTGGTCTTCGTCCTGTCCGTATGCTGAACGGCTCGCCGTTCTCGAATGCTCAGAACCGCTATCGGATCGCTGCCAACTACAGCACTGCTATTTTTCAGGGTGATCTTGTTCGCCTTGTGACTGGCGGTACTGTGGAGCGTTTCACTGCAACCAGCACCGCTGGTTTCATTGCTGGCGTGTTCAACGGGTGCTTCTACACGGACCCGACGACCCAAAAACCGACTTTCAGGAACTCGTATCCGGGCACTATCAACGCGAGCGATATCATTGCTTACGTTATTGATGCTCCGGAAACTGTTTTTGAGATCCAAGCGGATGAAGCCTTCCCGGTCGCTGACCTGTTTGGCAACTTCCAAATCGTCGATCAGAGCCCTGTTGGCGACACCAACAGCGGCATTTCGCGTGTTGAACTCGATGTCTCGACTGGCGCATCGACCATCACGCTGCCGATCAAGGCTATCGACATCTCGCAAGATCCTGAAAACAAAGATGTTGCGTCGTCGAATACCAATGTTCTGGTCATCATCAACAACCATGCGTACCGCGCCGGTACGAATGGCTTCGTTTAAGGAGGGCTGAACTATGGCGATTTCTCGCTCTCAACTCCAAAAAGAGCTTGAGCCCGGCCTAAACGCCCTCTTTGGGATGGAGTATGCCCGTTACGATAACGAGCATGCCGAAATCTTCGAAACTGAGTCGTCAGACCGTGCATTCGAAGAAGAGGTTATGCTCGTCGGTTTCGGCAATGCTTCGACCAAGCAGGAAGGCGCTGGCGTCCAGTTTGATACGGCTAACGAAGCCTACACGGCTCGTTATACGCATGAGACTATCGCTCTCGCCTTCGCGCTTACCGAAGAGGCCGTTGAGGATAACCTCTATGATCGCCTTGGCGCTCGCTATACCCGTGCTCTCGCGCGGTCCATGGCGCACACCAAGCAGATCAAGGCGGCTGCTGTTCTCAACAATGGCTTCTCGTCTAGCTTCCCGGGCGGTGACGGCAAAGCTCTGCTGACCACCGATCACCCGCTTGCTGGCGGAGGCACGTTCGCGAACGAGCCCACCACTGCTGCTGACCTCAACGAAACGTCGCTTGAGAATGCTCTCATCGACATCTCGACCTTCGTTGACGAGCGCAACATGATCCTTGCCCTCCGTGGCATGAAGCTCATTGTTCCGCCGCAGCTTCAGTTTGTGGCTGATCGCCTTCTGGAATCGACCCTGCGTGTGGGTACCGCTGACAATGATGTCAACGCAATCCGCAACATGGGAATGCTTCCGCAGGGCTACACGGTCAACCACTTCCTGACCGATCCGGACGCGTTCTTCATCAAGACCGACGCGCCGAACGGCTTCAAGCACTTCGAGCGCGCTCCGCTCCGAACTGCAATGGAAGCGGATTTTGACACGGGGAACATGCGCTACAAGGCGCGTGAACGTTACAGCTTCGGGTTTTCAGATCCCCGTTGCGTCTACGGCTCCGAAGGCGCTGCGTAAGCGTTGTCAAATTAAGGGAAGGGGCCGCTCTGCGGCCCTTTCTTTTTTGCCATTTGTTCTGTATGCTTCCAGCATCCTGACAGACCGCATGGTGCGGCTGACACTGGCCACGACAGGAGACACACATGGCTACTACAACCTTTCAGGGTGTTGTCCGCTCGTATAGCGGCAAGCCCAAGGGGACCGTTGTCCCCGGCGTGATGATCCAATCCGTTCGCTTCTCATGCAGCCCGACCGCGACTGCTGCTACAAATGTTCGCATTGGCGCTTCCGCCACGAGCGGCAAGACACTTGTTCTGCCTGCCGGATGCGTTCCCATTGAAATTATCAGCATCGGCACGACTTCGACCACGAGCGGTACGGTTGACATCGGCGGCACCCCTGCTGGAACGTCGAACGACGCTGACGGCCTCTTCAATGAGGTTTCCGCTGGCACCAAAGGTTCGATCAAGGGCGCGAACGGCGCTCTCGTACTTGCTGCTGGTCTTGCGGCTGACACTACTGTCACCGCAAGCCGTGGTGCAGTGACGCCTGCCGCTGGTACGTTCACAGGCATCCTTGTCTATGCAATTCCGGATAATGGTGAAGAATAATGTCAACGCCCGTCTTTACCAAGACGGCCACAGGTGACGGGACTGTCTATAATAGCCCCGTCCGTGTGCGGCAGATCTACGTCCACACGGCAACGAGTGGCAGTCCTGCGCTGACGTTGCACGATAGTTCATCTGCAACCACGGTGTCGCTGCTGACGCTTTCGTTCACTGCGAATGAAACGTCGAACATCAACATCCCTGACAACGGGATTCGCTTTACGCAGAAGCTCTATGCCGATCTTACGAGCATGAAGCGCGTAACGTTTTTCCTGTCATAGGTGTTGCATGTCGTCAGGCTCTGTCATCCGTTCCATCACGCAAGTAGGAACGTCGGAGCCTTTTGAGCTTCAGGTGTCCCGGGGGCAGATCCCGGGGCACACTTCTGTATTCAAGTATGGGTACAATCCGCTTATCATCAACGTCAACGAGACGATCTGGGATGGTGGCGGAATCTACGTTTACCCGGCTGCTGCGGCAGTAATGTACGTCTCGTCCAGTAACACCAACGACACGTCTAACGGCACAGGTGCGCGCACGATCTTCGTGCAAGGAGTTGATGCCAACTACAACGAGATTGGCGAGTTCATAACCATGAACGGCCAGACTCAGGTCGCGACGACAAAGCAGTATCTGCGTATGTATCGCGCTTATGTTGCCACGGCTGGATCCGGCGCTGAGAATGCTGGTGACATCTACGTCGGCACCACTGGCGCTACGGCAGGCGTGCCGACTGGAACCTTCTACGCAAAGATCACCGCAAATGAGGGACAAACCCTCATGGCTGTCTACACTGTGCCTGCGGATAAGACGCTGTATCTATCAAGTGGAACAGCGACACATGGCACCGATACCTCAGGTGCGTTCATGACCATCAGGTTCAAGATCCGTCCCTTTGGTGGCGCTTTCAGGACCGCGACGAAAGTCGATATTACTGCATCTGAAATGATTTTTTCGTTCAACTACCCGCTCGTACTACCAGAAAAGACTGATATCGAAGTGCAAGCAATCTGCAACAAGAACCAGAACAATGCTATTGCCGCTACCTTTGAAGGTGTGTTGGTGCAAAACCAAGGGAGCCTGTGATGTCTAAAGGTGAGATGCCGCCGCGCAACAAGAGGAACTTCCGCTCTACCAAGGCTGGAGCGGGGATGACTGAAGCTGGCGTCAAGGCTTACCGGCGCAAGAACCCCGGTAGCAAGTTGCAGACTGCGGTGACTGAGGATAATCCGACTGGTAAGCGCGCAGCACGGCGAAAGAGCTACTGCGCCCGCTCTGCCGGTCAGATGAAAGATTTCCCTGAAGCAGCGAAAGACCCCAATAGCCGCTTGCGTCAGGCCCGTCGCAGATGGAAGTGCTAAGATGCCAGTCGGACGCTCGCAGATGGAGTTTCAGATCTCCAAGCCTCCTATGAAAAAAGGAACTGGGAAAAATGCCAAAGGACGCATGTTACCAAAAGGTAAAGGCTCGCTACAAAGTCTTCCCAAGCGCCTACGCAAGCGGAGCAATCGCGAAATGTCGTAAGGTCGGCGCAAAAAGCTGGGGCACCAAGTCTTCTGCAAAGAAGAAGGGGTCAAAGTGATGGTCCGAAAGACCAAGGAAGGCGCGGCGCTC